CACCAGAAATTACTATGCTATTTGGATTAGTCTCTAGCGGAGTTATAATAACACTTAAAGATGCTGGAGGCAATATAGTAGCATAGGTGACAGTGAATGAGAAATTAGTATTTTCATTCACTGTTCCTAGAGTTGTTGATATAGGACTAAATGCCATTATGTTTTACTTGGTCGCCAGATTCCAACGATACCACCCCTTGCTTGTGTCCATCCGCTCGCCCAACTAATTGTACAATCACCTGAGTTTGGATTATTGTCTCTAGATTTACCACCCTGATTTCCACCAACAAAAGTTAGTTTACCATTTTGTGCAGTATAAACAAAGTTGACATGACCAAAGTCCCACAAGACAATATCACCACCTTGTGCTTCAGCTGGACTAACTTTTGTTGCATTAAACTTACTAGCAGAATCTCTAATTGCCCAAGATGACGCTGTTTGATAATAACGGTATCCGCATTGTTTTAATGTCCAAGCCACAAATCCCATACACCATGGAGTTTGATCGTTTCTCCAATATGACTGACTTGGGTATCCAAGATCAACCCAAATACGAACAATATTTGGATTGGATGTACCACCATTCATACCTGTTTCTCTCCAGTATCCATTCTTTGCAGTTAGTTCTAATTGTTTCTGTAAGAATGGTGGTATATCACCAGCAACAGCTTCAGATTTTAAACTCTGTCCAGTACCAGAATCTTTAGGTGTTGGGGGTAGATTAGGTTTAACACCATTTTCCTCTGCCCTTGGATTATAATATTTGTCTGGATTTGCCACATAGTCATTAATAACTGCGTTGTTTTCATTTTCAATAACATATTTTAGTTGAACTGGTGGTGATGGGCGAACAGGTGTTTGTAGATAACTAAACTGATTTGGTCTAGCTTCTCCTACTTCAATAAAAGATAATCCAGTTGCTTCGACTACCGCTTTATCTGCAACATTACCAAAGTCACCACGTGCATAGTCAAGACGCATATTACCATCACTCTGAAGCTGCATTGATGAAGATCCAGTTATCAATGTATTACCATCTGCAATTGCGTTTATATTTCCAGCAGTTTTAAATCCTAAATTGGCTGCTTCAACTATGTAGTTACCAGCGACTCTAGTTTTCATATCACCACCAACTGATAGATTTAAATCGCTGGCGACAGATATATCTGCTTGATTCTTAAGATTAATAACAGAGTGTCCTTCGACTTGTATGTCTGCGCTACCTTCTACTAATATATTAACACCATTACCAACAGTTAATATACAACGACCACCAATATATATTGAGCCATTATTATCAACTATAGTATATCCATCACCTACAATTTTATTAACCTGTGTACCATTCGCATCAATATCTAAGAAAGTTCCTTGTCGATGATACAGACTTATATTCTCATTATTTGGAGTATCATCCATAACAAACAAATGACCAGTTTCAGACTCATAAACTTTAGAATACGGATATTGACCTCCAAATGGAGCAATTGGTTGCTCCCACGTATCAGTATCATTTGCAATAGAAATTTGTTTTGTTCTGGTTGAATCTTTAAACTCAATAGCAGTTTCTTTAATAATACCACGAGCAAGACGATTCGTGTCTGGCTCATCAATTAAATTTCGTAACGGATATTTTTGATTCGGATCTTGAAATCCTATAGATCCTGCAGAAGATCTATCTTCTAATAACGCAGCTTGCTTTAATGGAGGAAGATCTTTAACTTCTTCTTTAGTATAAGTTTTTTGGTCATCCGCTGTAGGTTTATTCGTAGGATCAACAGTAACTGCAGCCCCAAGAAAATATTCATAATATTTTTGTTTCTTTTTATATCCAGTACCATTAGCATCTGCGCCAGTGCGTTTTAATGCGCTTATAAAATAACCTGGATCATTTTGATTATGTTTAACAAATAGAGCATAAAATGCAACAGTGGCAAGAGCAGCTACTTGTGGATCATCAATTAACGACTTAGGTTTATTTACAAAGTCAACTGCGATTCCTCTTGTTGATAAAAACGCTTGTAATTTTGTATATAATGCTTTACCTGTAATTTGATTAAATCCACGACCAAAATACTTTGCTCCATCATCTGCACCTTTGTGCCCAACTAATGATCCATTTCCTTCAGGTGAATATATCTTTTTAAAGAAATCTTCTCGTGTACCTTGCCACTTTACATATGGTTGTGCAGATTCTACTGTTGGAAATGTTCTACGGAAAATTTTCGATAAAGTTTCTGCACTACTATAATAGTATCCTTCTTCAACAGGCAACCAACCAGATTCACCACCACAAATACCTAAAATAGCACACTTTGCATATTTTGATGTTAACCCAACTTTATCGCATGCAGCAATTATATGTTTAATATTTTCTTCTGCTTTTGTTGGATTTGATGTAGACTGTGGAGGTGGTTTAGTTGGTATTGCTTGTTTAAGAACATCATCTGAAGGTTTGTTCGCAACAGGCTGCTCTTTTATGTCTGGTTTATTTGGAGTTGGAGGAGATTCAACAGGAGTACCTAAGGTAGTTGTTATTGTATTACCAGAAATGTCTGTTAAATTATTATCAGTAGAATCCAATACATTAGTTCTTGAATCATCTTCTGCTAATTCTGCTGCTTTTGATTGTGGAACACCACCCAGCGTACCCATCATAATTGGTTGCTGTTGATCTACATCTGCAAAAATAATAACTACTGTTGTACCTTCAACTGGACCAATAGGGGATGTTCCGATACCATTCATTCCAGCAGATGTTACTGGCTGTAATGGAGTAGACCATGGCAAGTCAGAAGTTGGAAGTATAGATTTATCGTGTGTATGCAACCCAACTATTCGAACTTGACAACGTCCTATTTTTAATGGATCATTTCTATTTTCTACTATACCATAGTAAAAGTTCATATTAATTCCTATTCAAATCTATCTGCAATGATTCTTTAATCAATTCGATATTACATTCATGTTTATCTCTATCAATATAGTGATTGATAGCAGATATCAGGTAATATCCTGAAAACATTTTATCTACAACATCAGTATCTTCTTTTGATATCGGTTCAATCTTGTTAAGTGTCACAGAGACCTTTTGTCCAACTGTGTAATCTATTCTACCCATAACAGTAATATCTAAACGATTAGCTTGGGCTAACTTCATTAGAGATAGTCGTTCCTGTATTGTTGAGTAATTAGAAGTATCTCCGAATCCATTAAACTGCCCATATGTTCTAGGATAGTTTATTATCATAGAATTATTTCTAAAAATAGATTTATCAGAATTAATAGGATAAGGGTTTAGGTGTTTTTGTTTATCAAATCGTTGAAACATATTATATGTTTTAACATCATATTTTTTTCTTGTTATATCATAAGATATAGCTTTTGAAGATAACATACCAGATCGTATACGATCCATATAATCATATCCCACAGGAATACTTATCTCCATAATACGCTTAAAGTCTTCTGGAGTATTTCTAGAATCTTTTCCGCTTGCATCACTTTCTCTGGTATATCTGTCATATACAAAATCTTGATACACTCCAGCTTCATATAAAGCATCTAAAGAAACAAAGTAAAAACCATCTCTGTTCTCGAAGAAAGTATAATTAGGAGAATTGGCAGATGCATTAGATGTTAGAAATACTAAATTTTCAACTGGTGACCAATAATTAGAAATATATTTTAAACTGTTTACAGTGGGTTCAACATATAATTGTTTTTTACTCTCAAGTCCATCTGTTGTACCTGTAACAAAAGTTTTAACTATATCTGATATCTTACCACTAAATACCCTACTAATTTTTTTATTTAAATCTACAATAGCTTCTTGAGATATAAAATGTAATTGATATACTACAGAACGATCTCCAACCAATTCTCTATTTGTTAGTTTGTAGATATAAAATCTAGACTTAACATTACCACGTTCAAGTGATGGAGTTGTTATCTCTAACTCAAGAAATTCTTCACCAATGAATGGGAATAGATTGACTAAATCTAATGATTCTTTAATAATCAAACTTCCAGTTAAGAAAGGTGCAAATAAATCTTCATATAACTGTAGTGTAATAATTTGAGCTGAAATATCCTGATAGAATCCCTTTGATGTTATAATCTGGGCTTTATCAATGCTGACATCACCAGCAAACCTAATTGATGAACTGGGTTGCATTATAATAGATCTTTAAAGTTTTTCAATATAGTATTTAATAATTTCGGTGAAACTAACTTTATTCTTCTTTTAGTTTCATTTAGTCTTCTCTCATATTCATTATTAGAAACTGGATATGCATCTGGATCGTCTGAGTTTACAACAAACCCATCAGAATTTTCATAGTGATGTATAGCATTAATGTTAGTATACTTGTCCTGTATAACCTTAACCAATTTATGCTCTTCTAATGGAAAATCTGTTAAGTAATCAACAGCATCATTGGAAAGCATAACTACCCAATGATACTTAGCATCACCATAAATCTTTTCAGCTATGATTTCTGGAGTCTCTCCATCTTCAATATCATACTCATCGTATATCGTTACACTGGACAGAATCTCTTTACGTACTCTTACGTTTCTAGTGATGTCAGTAACAATAGAAGTCTTTAATGTATCACCATATTTGAAATCATATAAAAAATTTGGAAAATCTTTGAAGTACATTATAGACCATCCTTAACTTTATCTTTGGTAAGAAGTGCAAGCTCACGGAACGATAGTGTTACATTAATCTGTGTGGGCATACCATCCTCGAATGTATTGAAAGTACCATTAGGTGTATAGTTAACATTCATTTCTGTTAGAACGCAAGATGTATGGCGATGAAGATGTAAGTTTTCTTGGGTTCCTTGATAATAGTAAATATCAAATTCAGAAGGGTAGATATAAACGAAGTTATTCGTATCTTTGAACTCTGGATGCATATGATACTTAAACTCTTGAATAATCTTCATGACATTCTTAGCCTCAGATTCATTTCTTGGAAAGAATTGATAATCAAAAGAGAATGTTCTAAAATCTACACCCTTAAATACTTGTTCCTTTTTAGGGTTTGCAGCAATACCAAGAGCAGCAGAGTTAGCTCCAGCATTTGGTCCTTTGGATAATGCAAAGTTAGCTAGAACAGCAGCACCAACACCTTTAACATCGCTGCTTTTACCTTCTGAATCAACAGCCTTCATAATCTCTTCAATTCCTTGACCAGCTGCTTGCAGCATCATAGTGTCATCATCAGACCACTGCATACCATAACGAATAGCTAATTGATTCGGTG